TCGCCCCCGGTAAATGTGTTGTTATTAAAAGCAATATTCTGGACATATCCGCGAGGAGGAAGCCCGTTGCTTCCAGCGGTTGGTGTTGGGTCGTAAGGGGTATCCTTAGTAATAGCTATACGGTACCCCCTGCTTGTTTGCGCTCCTTGTGTAAATGTTGAATTCTGAATAATTACATCAGTTGCGTCTCCAGTTACATTCACGTCGAACAGACCCGCGTTAGTCTGCGTGAGATTGTCGATTAGCACTGTAGTGCAGTCACCGATTTGAAGTCCGGGGCCTCCGGTACCGTCACCGGTAGTTATGTGATCGTAAACCCTTACATTTTCGGGGTAGTGTCCAAACGTTATAGAGTTTAGCCTGTTGTTTCGGGTAGTGTTACCTCGTAGAAGAATGTCGTCACCTGCTGTAATATCAAAACCTTGCTCTTCGCAGTCGTATATCAGATTGTTGTAAGCCCTATGATATGAACCTATGTTGTACCAAGAAGGAGCGCCGCCTCGGTGCCAAGCTATCCCGTCATTAGCGGCAACTCTACCTATCTCGCAGTTTTGAATTAAGGTGTTGTTCACAGGAACGTCTTCAGAGCCGCCAGCAAAGATTCCCCCGTTACGGGTATCGAATATATCAAGGTTGTCTAGCACTATGTGGGAGCCTTCCTTGAATGTCACACCAAGCCTTACATGTTGCATATATGAGTCTTTTATTGTGAGGTAGCTCCAGTTGTCCTCTGCCCCGAACGCGGCACTTGCGCTCAGTGCCACTGTCATATCCTCAAAAATTAGGTAACTCGACCTTTTTATACCGATGGGGATTCTGGAAATGCCAGCTTCCACATGTGTATTGGATGGAGTCTCCCCTGCTTTGGGCTTGTAGTGGACTTTTGGGTTTATATACACCCATTCACCAGCGGCTAGCGTTGTTGGGTCGCTTGTGTCCTTCGGCGTCCTGCGGCTGGGCGCTAATATTCCAGATTTCGCGGAATCTCCACCGACACCGTCAGTCCACTCAGTGTTGGAACATGCCCACAAACCAGTCCACGCACCGCCAGCAGTAGCCTCCCATACACCCGATACGTCAGTCCAGTTAGCTTGAATCTCGCTTCCAGCGAGGTACAAATTGGAGTTGCCTTTAAGCGTGATCGGACTCAATGGGCTGCCGTTCTTATCAGCAACATAGTGGAGTTCCCGATACGGGTTAGTCGCCCCGTTGTTAATCCCGACAAATATCCTAGCAGGGGCGAAGTTTGCAATGGCCTTGGCCATAGTTGCCCACGGTGACCCTTGACTTCCGTTGTTACTGTCATTACCAGCTACATTATCAAAATAGAAAGTAGAGAAAACAACAGGGTCGGCTGGAGAATTGCCACCATTAGCGCCTAGGGAAACCGAGGCATTTGCACCGTGTCCCACTGACCCTGCTAGGCCAACACTGATCGCCATAGCGAGTTGCACGTTAACTTCCCCGGTTGGCTGGGTTACCCATTATCTGCCAATCAAACACTGGTGTTGAACCTGACCCCGACAGGGTTCCTCTGACGCTCACATCTGTGCCAAAAAACACGTTTACCATGTTACTAGCAGTGAAACTCAATGGGGTTATACTTGTGGCTGTTCCCAGAATTGTTCTCCATACTCCGTCAACACCTTGAAATTCCCATGTCCAAGTCCCTGTCCCTGAGTCTTTATGACAAGACAAGGTTGACCACCCTCGACATGCCACCGAAACGGTGGAGCCGTTCGTATTGGACGTTCCAGAACCTACATAATTTGAAGACATGTGGTACTCCTTATTATGTGGTATCTATTAAGTGGTACTGAACGGGGTTACTGTGCTGCCTGACCCGTTTAAACCGCCCGTGACTATCCACTTACTATTGCTAAAACCCATCACCGCTGTGAATTCAAGGTGACTCCCAACGAGACCGCCTTTGGTGCTTCCATTTAAAGTGATAACATGGTCAGTACCTGCGGGAAAAAATGTTTTACCCGAGGTTGCAGCACTAACCCCCACTCTAAGTTGGCCCAGTATCGGATTAGCGGCTGCTGCTACAAATGTCAAATTGGTGGCGGGAAGCAGGGACACATAGCAACGGAACACCGCACCCATATTATTTGAGTCATCATCTAACCGACTGAGAGTGGGCAGCGTTATTACTCCGTCTGCGTCTATTATTTGCACAATGCGACCAGCGTGTTCCGCTACTGTTAAAGTAATCGGCACGGCAGTGGCAATAACCATACCCGTGCCAATAGAAACGAAACCGTTTTTAGATTTTACTGGGCCTGAAAATGTAGTGGATGCCATGATATGCTACCTTTTACGAAAGGATTTTGCTTTGAAGTCTTCGTAACGTCCGTCTGGGCGGTCTTCAAAGCTATTTTTTCCAGATTGAACCTTGAGTTTACCGTAATTAGTTAAAGATGCAACCCATAAAAAAACCGCCCGAAGGCGGCTTAGTTGAACCTCAGTGAGCTTACGCCCCTGCGCTTCCAAAGATACCAAGGGGATCAGATACACCAAAGGAGTATCGTTCTCTTGCCTTGTACCGAGCATTGCCCGTATCAAAATCCCCATCCATAGATGTTGACATTGCAGTACGAGTAAAATGCTTCAAAGCGTTTGGAACATCAGTCGTCAAGAACCAAGCTCCCGGCTCTGTCAGATAGTGGTTAATACCATATCCTTCAGGAATCGCGCCATTGGTTCTCAGTGCGTTAGTATCATTATCAGCAGTTCCTACGCGCAGGTCTGTTTCCAGAATGCGTGTTGCAATAAATTGCAGAGCTGATGGGATAACCAACTTTTTAGGTCGAGCTGCAATCAAAAGACCGCGCTCATCTGTCCATGCACCGATCTGAATTACCGCAGCTTCCAGAGAGGTTTCGCTCAAGTCTGCTGGGGTTGCCAGCTCGTTTGAGTTTACACCACCACTGACCAGAGGGTGATTGGTGGCACACAAAGCCACTCCGTCACCATAAGTAGCGCCAGTGAATGCTCCGTTCAGGATAGCAGCACCTTTAACTTGCTTGGTGTATGCCATTGCCCGTGCCAATGCTTTGGTATAACGAGATGACAAAGAGCCATACAAGTTATCCTCAACAGCTTCCTCAGTAAGAGAAAAGCCCATTGCGATAGTTTCATGGGCGTAACGAGCCGTCCATGCTTCTTGCCCATTATCGTAGGCAATTGCGGAACCTTCATCCTTTACAGGAGCGGCACCAAAGCCTGAAAGTTTTGTTTCTTCTTCAAAAGAGCGATCCGATGAGTCATTTTCAAAGATCATCTTATGCTCTTGTTCGTACTTCTTATATTCCAACCCAAACAATGCGTTTAGACCGGGAAGAAGTTCTTTTAATAGCTGTGCGCGTGAAATAGCCATTGTTATTTACTCCTTAAATACCCAGACCAGCAAGGTATGCGTGTGAAGAGGGATTGAATTTAACCAACACATCTGTGAAAGCATCACCGACAGTAGACGTAGGGCTGTCTACAAATCCGATAATTTTAAATCCAATGGTAGCAGTTATCGCAATAGCACTTGCATCAACTGCTACGTTTGAGTTTCCGCTTTGTGTACTACCTGTGCTAGTTGACTGCACATTTGCCAAAGGAATGTTAATTCCCAAAGCAGTTTGAGGCAACGTGGCATCGGCTTGTACTTGAAACACAACACTTGGGTCAGTAACAACATAACCCACCGCGTCAGCGGCGACTTGGCTTGCTGGCCAATACTGTTGATTTCGTAGACCACTGACACTGTCAGTGTATTGACATCCCATAAAGACACCCACCGTACCTGCGGGGAAAGCGTCTGCGTTGTTACCAAGGTCTGTTACGAGTTCAAGAACACCTGCTGCGGTGACATGAACAACTGATCCGTAAAAGATGTTGACAGCATAACCTGATGCTATTTTTATCTGCTGGGTGCTACCCGCGTAAGGTTGACCTCCAATCAGATTTACGGGCCGTAGACCGTATGCTGAGGCTGTAGTCGCCATGATATTACTCCTAGCTTTTTAGTTTCCGTTTCCGAAAGAGACTTTTGACTGCCGCTCATTGAAAAGAGGCATCCTTGAGTCATTCTCTCGCATTAAGTTGTTATCGACTGATTCCATTTGCGATTTTGCCTGATTGTTGTAGTAGGCGGATCGCTCCTCAATCATTTCTACAGGTGCTTTGCATAACATCAAACCACTGATAACAATGTTATCTTTAAATCTTTCTTGCTCAATACTGGCAAGGAAAATCTCAGGGTGTTCTGTTGCCTTGCAAGGCACCCATCCTTCTCTAAGTTTCGAGGAAACATTTCCAGCATCAATGTCGCCCATTGAACTGACTCGCACCCAACGAAAACCAAAACCCTTTTGTGGGGTTGGTTCAGGCAAAACCTCTGGAGCTTTCCAGTGGCTTGTCCGTTTTTCGCTTTCGCGGTTATCCAGTTCTCTGCTTTCGCGTTTTTCAGCCATTATCTTTCCCTCGACATATCATTAGCAACCTGTTTGGCGTAATCTTCTAGCGGAACTCCGAGCTTCTTCGCAATTGAGACTTGTGAGCGTGTCAGTTTTACCTTTTTAGGGGCGGTTGTTCGGGTTGCTGACGCTACTACATTAGTTCTCTTTCTTGTTCTCTGCCCATCGTCGTTATTTGAAGCTTCCTCGAAACTATCGGGAAAGACTTCGCGCATACGAGAATCAATCTTCTCGTAGTATTCATCACTGGTTGGGTTAAGCCCATGATCTTCCACTAACTCGTTATGGAAACCCAAGGCCAAAGCGGTCATTTGCTTATTTGGCCCAAACCATTTGTTCTCATCAGCCCATTCTTTAGCCCTGTCGTCAACTTGTGGGGCTTGCTGCTGCTGCTGTTGCGCGTACTGCTGCTGCTGCTGCTGCTGTTGCTGTTGCGCGTACTGCTGCTGCTGTTGCTGTTGCTGTTGCTGTTGTTGTACCTCATTTTTATTGTTTTGTAAAGCAGGTTGTTTAATTTGAGCTAATTTATCAATTCGTAGGGTCACAGCGCTTATTTTTGCTTGCGCTTCCACTAATTTATCAGCATCTCCCGCTTCATAAGCACTTTTGTAGTCAGCTTTGGCTTTTTCCATGTCGCGTCCCACAGCTATTTTAGCCTGATTGAACATGGTGGCCTGACTTTTACCTACATTTTGACGCAGTTTCTCATTCTCAGTCATTAGGTTGCGAGTGTAACTTTCTAGCTCACCTCGTTCTCGTAAGACCTTTTCTTTTTCTCGCCGCTCGTCATGGTAGCCCTTACTAATGTGCTTAATTCTATTAGCTACTTTTTCAGAATACTGATCTAATTCACTATCGGTAACATCGCTAGGTGGCTTAGACTTAGTGCGGTTTCGATCCACCTCGGGAGTGTCATCAACAATTTCCACATCAATGGGTATTTCTGCATCCAATTCAACAGCGCTGGACGACTCAATTTCTAAATCATCGTCCTTTTCCTCGGTAGGAAAGTTAAATTCTACTTTTTCAAATGCCATGATCTTCTCCTTAGACGTTAGTAATGGCGTTAGGATCAACAACAATAGCTTCAATACTATCGTCATTCATCAATCTAAACTCTTGACCGTCAACCTTAAAACGAGTCCCGCTATTCATGCGAAACATGACATAATCCCCTTCTTGGCACCACGGGCCTGTAGGGAACCTATCTTTGTCGCTGTAAGCCAAATCTCCCATATCCAGCACGATACCTACCATCGACAGAATCGACTCATGGTGCATAGTCTTGGTTGACTTAATAAGGTCAGAATCCCCGTAGGTGCTCTCTACCTTTGGCATAGCCACAAGAACGTGGTAACCAACAGGTTTGGGAATTTGAGATTCTAACTCAGCTTCCGTTTTTTCGGGGGTTAGGTTTAAGGGTTTAATGTTTCCTAAAGAACCATCACTCATCGTTTTCTTCCTGTAATCGCAAAAGGTCTTGTTGGATACTGAGTGCAGTCCGTAGACCTTGAATCTGGCCGCACACATGCCTATATTCGTCATAGCTTTTACAGCCACAACGACTTAGGGTTTGCTCTAACGCTTCAATTGAATCGTTAAGTTTAATTGCCACTGCCTCTGTTACACTTACCATTGGCTTATTTCCTCGACTTCGCTCCGCTACACTTCCATCTTTTTCGTGATAAGTTGTTAGGTGTATTGGGATTACTTTGTTTTTCTTTTGATAAACCTTTCTTAATGCCTAAACTTCGGGCGCAGTAACTGTCTCCTTTGGAAGTCCCTGCTTTTACACGGGAACCGCCTCCTTTTGCTTTCCCTGCTTGCCCATAGCTAACCTTTTTTCCACTGGAGGTTATTTTAACTTTTGCTTTACCTTTAGCTGGTTTACTTGTTGGCATTTTTATTCCTATCCAGTAATACTCGCAAAGCGTCTATATCTACACGCCTGTCCAATTCCTTCCTTTCATTACTTAGCTGCTCGTTAGAGCGTTGTGCTTCCATTTGACTATTTCTGCGCTGTTCAGCGATTTCCTCTAATCTTAATTCAGAATCTACAACATCTTTTCCTTGTTTGCGTTGTTGCTCACGTTTACCTAACTGTGCATCAGCTTGATTTTTCTGTGCTTTAAGTTGTTGATCGTTCATGCTCAACTGCATTTCAGCCTGATTTTTCTGTGCTTTAAGTTGTTGATCGTTCATGCTCAACTGCATTTCAGCCTGATCTTTAGCAGATTTGCGTTCAACTTCCATGCGCTTAGTTTTCTCAGCTTCTTGTGCTATTTTCAAGTTGGGGTCTTGTGCCGCTTGCTGCGCTTGTTGTTGCTGTTGTTTCTGTGCGGCTTCCTTCTTATGCTGCTCTGCTACTTGCGTTCCAGCATCGGCAACTACGCGAGACAAAAGGTTTTCTATTTCTGTAGGTAACTTCTCCCCCGGTGCAGGTAAATCAACACCCAGTTTAGCAGCGATGTCACTGCGGTAAGAGAAACCAAGATGCTCTGCAATGTGTGCCTGTAACGCAGCCATAATCTTTTGTGCTTGCGGGTTCTGACCTATAGTTGCGGCAATGTTAGGGTCTTGCATAAACGCCTGATGAGCGGCAATGTGAGCCTTGTGGTCTTGTTGAATAAACGCTTTAATCGGGTCACCTATAAGAACACCCATGTTTTCAGTCACAGGGTCTTGTGGTTCAGCGTCCTCGGATAAAGGTATGAGCTTGTCAGCGTTCTTAACACCTATTACTTCTATCATCTGTCGGTGTAACTGAGGTAGGTCATAAATCTCAGGGGCTTTCTCTGACATTTGTAAAACTGTTTGGTACTGCACAACCCGCTGCGCCATTGTTGAGCTGTTGGGGTCAGACACAGGAATCACTTCAACCATCAAGTAATCCTCTTGTACCGCGCTTATCTCACCTGTGGCTGGGTCGTAGTCATAATGCTGCGGAGCGTTTTCAGCGATCAGCGCTTTAATCAGTTTAAACTCACCCTTCATCGCGTAATGGACGCGGGACTGAACAGCGGCCATCGGCTTTAAAGTGCGCTCCAACAAAGCTAATGTCGTACCCACGGGGGCATTTGCGCTCATGTCTGACACATTCATGTCACTTATAGCACCCAACCTGCGACCTTCTTGCGTTATCGTGTCCAACAAACCTGCCAGTGTCGCGCTCGGCTCCTTGTATGGAAGAGGCATTATGTTGTCTCTTAAACTACCAGAACCAACGTCCACATCTCGCCATTCGCCGGGGGCAATGGGGGAGTCTTCCCCTTTGTTTCGTAAGTCTCGGGTCTTTAGACCCCCCGGCAAATTAGATAGCGTACCCGCGTCCACAAGCTGTCGTATGATGCTTGTTCCAGCTTGTGCGTAACCTCCGACAATGTGAATTAACCCAAGTCCATAAAAACCAAAGCTTGGGATATAGCAATAATGTACAAAATGTTGACGTTTATTGTACAGAGGGTCTTCTTCATCCCAGTTTCGCCGTATTCCCAGAACTTCATTAGTGCCTTTATCAATAGTAACTACATAAGGAGCAGCTAATCCGTCACGGTCATCAAATTCCTCAATGACCATCTCAACGTGAATTTCATAAAAGGCATATCTATCGTCATCATTTACAGTGAAACCTGCGTCCTCGGCTTTCTTTTCTTCAATATCGCTATGGAATATTTCAGGCTCACCTAAATCAACGTCACGATAGAACCCGCTATCTTGCAGCATAGCCAATTCATTCTTGGTCTTACGCATTACGTGGGTCACACGCTCGGCATCTTCTATGTTAGACGCGCCGTAGGGAACAATAACTTCCTCAGCGGGTACGTAAACTGCTGTTTGCCTCATTTTCTGTGGATCATTGTAGACTTTCTTAAAAGCTGACCCTGACAGTCCCAAAGCCCACAACATTCGTTCATGCTCTGGTCGATATTCGTACATAACTTCTGTTAACTGATAGTTCATATCAGTCTTAACACGTTCTGCTGCGTCAACCTTTTGTTTGGTTTCTTTTCCAATAATTTTTGTTTTTACAGGGCCACTTGCGGGAAAAGTCTCGCTCATAGTCTCGGCTTGAAAACGAATAACCGCTTCAGAAAGCAATGTGGAGTTAACACCACATGCACCTTCCCACGGCTCAGAGCGTTCTTCGTATTTAAGTCCTAATATTTTAAGACCTTGTATGTAGGTATCGACCCAATCTTGTCTACCATTAATATCGGCTTCTACCAAAGAAATTAAGTCGCTGGACAATTCACTAAGATCATTCTCTTCCATGTGTTCAGCTAGGTTGGCATGGAATTCTATAGGCTCCTCAAAAAGATTATCTTCTTCACCTTCGCCCACTAGAATAATCTCGATGCCACCCTCTAGCAGAGGATCGCTACCATTAGCTGACTCAATTTCAAGAACAACTTCCCCTTCGCTAAGTTCTTCGTCTAATAAGTCATCAATGTCATCAATCATATTAGGTTCCAGTTGCCTTTTGAGTAGTTGGCAGGCATTTTAACTTTGCCCCCTTTGTTAAAATTTTCAACTTCTTCTTTATATATTCGATTATAATCTTCTTCAGTGAAATCTTCTTTAGGTATTGTAATGTTAACGGGCCTACCTTCACTGTTTTTGTCACCCATCTTTTCTCGTCCCCGCCGTATAAGCGACCCATAACCTCCACTTAGAACGTCAGACATTGTTTCTACAATGGGCTTGAGAATGGGATTGTCTATTTCTAATGATCTCTCAATCTCTTCTTTTTTAGTTCGAAATTTATTAAAATTATAAGTGTCTACAACTTCAACATCACCATCTTCATTTAATTTATAATCAAACCTGCCAAGGGTTGTGGCTACTCTGCCTTCTGGTGTAAGAAGGGACAAAATCCCTTCGTCTGCTTGTAAAGTTGTTCTCATACCAAATGTAGTGTCTGCGTTTGGTAGGTCTTTTCCGTAAGTTTGATAATTTACACTTTTACTGGCAGGTGTATTAAAAAACCCTTCCTCTCTCCCTGCCGCCGCAATTAAATCACGAATAATGGCTCTTTCTTCTTTGGTGAATGTATCACCTGTAATGGGATCACGATTGCCTTCAATCACTGACTCAATATACACTTTTGCATTTGTAGGTAAATCTAAATTGTTGTTAAGCTTTCTTAAAACCCACGGCACAAATCCTTCTTGTTTTTCAGCCATAA